CGGATTCCTTACGTTAGGATAAACATGGGTGGGTAACCGACCAAACCCGCAGCCACCCATGTTCGCGTTTGAGTTTGGTGCTACATGGTTTGCATCCAGTGTGGGCCGACTGGTATTAAGTCAGCGAACCTGAACGCATCCAAGGTCTTGGTATAGTTGTCGTCGACAAAGTTGAGATTGTCATACCAAGCTTCTAGTCGCTTCTGTTCGGTTGGCTCGATGTTGAAAGCCGCCCAAAACCAGAAACGAGCGGTATCAGTGACGGGGATGGCACCCACCCGTTCACCAGCTTTCCTGTACCAGATGTCGCGATCGTAGGCAGCATTAACACGCCCGCAAGCCCAAGCGTTGCGCATTAAGCACAACCCTAAGCTTTGTAGTACCGGGACTCCCTTATTACATGCAACCTCACATTCGCCAACAGCGCGTAGCCAGGCAAGCCATGCCTTGGATCCATACCGCTTAACGGAGACCGCTGTGTGTGAAATAGCTCGCGCGGGATGGCGAACGAGCCTAGCGCCTTCAGAGGTTACAACGACCTTACCTTGGCAAAAGCCAACGTCATGGATGTCACTCACGACGTTCATTTTAGTAATAAGGCCGAGTTTCTTGAAGTGTTCTTCACCGAAATGAAGATAAGCATCTAAGTCCTCCAACCTGATGCAAATGACGGAATCGTCTCCGTTAACGATAGCGTCATATTTGATACCAGTCATTCTGGCCATAGACTCAAGAGCAAGGTAATTGATAATGGTATTACCTAATGATGTATTGTAGTCACCGCTCATGCGTCTGCCGTAACTGGAGTACTTAATCCCTTTCCTCGTCGTGCAACGGTTGTTGATCTGGGCATTAAGCAGGAGGGACAAGGTTTTCGAGGTCCGATACAGGGGACCCGCTGCCTTGTAGATTTTCGCCTCTTCACGCAACAAAACTGCTGACTGCGTGCTATCGAATCTCGAAAAATCATTCTCTATGTAGACTAAGTCACCGACTAATGGCTCATCGCCATGGTTAGATTTATCGCCTAAGTTCAACATGCGCTGGCCTATATGTAATGAATTCATATCCTTAGAGAATAAATGGCGGAGTGGCTGGGAACTATTTCCCCAGAGCCACTTCTCTATTGGTTTAAGATATTTACCTAATATAGCGGTAAAGCGCGTTGAACGTCCTTGAATCATTCTAGGTGGCTTCAGCTGATCGAAATCAATCTCAGGCATCCTCTCGTTCTTAATGAAG